TGTGCCTGAAACAGCTACCAAGTCGTCAGATGGGTCTGTCATAGCATCAGTAATATCACCAATAGTTACTCCCCCAGCATTATGACGGATGATAATGTCTCCATCATCTTCATCATCGATTTCAATATCGCCATCAGGATCCTCATCATAGAGGTCCTTAATGATTGCATTGAAGCCGCTAGTCAGATGATTAACTCGACCAGTTACCTGTGACATTTCCTCATTAAGGATATCAACGGTTTCACCAATCGCATCAACGCTATTTGCAATCTGACCGATTGACTGAGTATTGGTAGTGATAACCTTGTTAAGGTTATTGATGCTACCAATAATAGCACTCATATTCTTATCCACTGCCTGTGGAGGCTTGTGGTTATGATTACATGGCTGTGCCTGCTGAGGTACATACTGTCTTGACTCGATAGCTTCGATTCTGTCCATTATGCCATTGAGGGCAACGCCGATCTGCTTGAAGCCTTCGGCGATTTCATTTTCACCTTCGTCTTCATCATCGTCGTCGTAATCCGAATAATCATCATCGTCATCGAACACATTACGTGATTTTGATGACTTACCACCGAATGATTCGAGGTACTTCTCGAGATTAGATGCTGGTACGTTTGATGTATATGCATCATAATCGTCATCGTCGTCATCATAACCGAAGTCGAAGTACTCATCGTAATACTCTTCGTTGTTTTCGATATATCTTTCAAGGTCCTTGATTGATACATCATCCTCATTTTTAAACTTCGTAATCTTGAAGTCCTTTCTGAGGATTTCTGCTGTCTTCTTGCACTTCTTAAGATGCTTCTTGATTTCCTTCTCAGTGAGGGAGTTGTCTTCTGCCACCTTATGATAGATAATAACAGCGGTTCTGAGAACTGACTTAGCTTCTCTATCACAGAAGAGCTTTATCAGTCCAGTAAGGTCGATCTTCTTGAGAAGATTACCAATATCCTTCTGCTTTCCGCAGATGAGTTTGGAGGCTATCTTCTTTACACCATACATCTCGTTGAGCATGAAGTCGAGACCCTTAATGTAACGAAGTTTGCCTTTGTCGTTCATAGCCATTATTTTCAAGTCTCTGATAGTCATAGCGACCAGAGCTCTTGGGTCAGGCTTCTTGGCCTTTTGGCCACTAAGGCCAAGATTCTTATTCTTCTTTGCCATAAAGTTTCCTCCTTAGTTTTAGTCATCGTAATCGTCATCATCGTCATCGGACGAATCAACGAGGTCGAAGTCATCATCCTCAGATTCGAGGTCGACTTCTATTTCATCGAGGTCATAATCATCATCGTCATCAGTAATCATGCTGCCAATCATGGTTGAAATGGTAGATGTCAGCTTATCACTGATTTCAGATTCAGCCACTGCTTTACGCAGAGCTGTAAGCTGATTTGTCTTTCTGTCTTCTTCGAAGAGTGACAAAGCTCTTGTAAGAATCTGGTCGTGGTCCTCTTCAGTAAGTTTAAAGTCAGCCTTATCCTCAGCCAAATCAAGCAGGCAAGAGAGTTCTCTCTTGTCATAATAATTGGTAGGATTATAACCGAGTGATTCTTCGAAGAATTCACTAGCTTCTTCACGGTTCATAGATTCCGGTGTAGAAAGCTTATTGATCACGTCCATTACTTCTTCGTCAGTTGTTGTCATAGCCGCTGCTGTAATAAGGTCAACTGTCATCGATGTACCATAAGTCCTGTCGAACTCTTCGCCGGACATCTTCTTACCATCGACCTTATATCGTCTTTCACCCTTAGGTGTGACTCTAGCTTCGAGATTAGCGATTCCTTTTTCTTCCATAAACTTAAAGGAATCTTCAACATTGAAGCTATTGTGAGCCTTTTCTACAAGGCTCTTCTTATACGTCTCTGCCAGTTTGCTCATTATGCTTTACCTCCATTTGTATTTATGTGTGTGTGTGATTAAATTAACTTGATAGTCTCTCACAGACGATGGCCCGCTACGGTGTTTCCATCGCCTGCTGCTATTAACCCGCTGATAGAATATATACTTTTAGGTCATCATGATATTACGTCTTATCTCTGACTCGGGCTCCTCATTCTGAGCAGGTGTTTGCTCCGTAGTGGAGCCGAAACCACCAGTTCTAGTGGCAGTCACCTCTTCCTCTTCATAAGCATATCCGATAGGAAGAATGATACCCTGTACGAAAGCCATACCCACACCGATATGTAATATCTGCTCGGGTGGTATTTCCGGTTTATGAGTAATCATATTCTCTCTCGGCATTGGATAGAGCCCATTTGCAATGTTAATCATAATCTGACCTTCGGTCTCTTCGCAATCATAATAATCGCTGTCGATAATACCAAGCGTACCAGACAGTGTAGTATGATAACGCATACCGAGACCTGATTTTGGAGCCATTACAAGTGCCCATCCAGGTTCAAGCTTACACTTAATACCGGTTGGGATAGTAACGTCCTGTAATGGTGGGAGTGGGTAGACATCGAGAGGTGAGAAGAAATCATAACCTACAGAGCCAACCGTAGCTCTTCTTGGAAGCTTGATATTCTCCCATATCTCATGGAGAGCTTCACGTTCCTTCTCTTTAACCTCTTCAATTGCCGGACCCATCATTGATTTGAGCCAAGTATCAAATGATACTTTCTCGAACTTAGCTACCACATTCTTAGGTGGTGTGGTATCGTGAGTTACGTCAACCATTGTTAATCCTCCTTCAGTAATATAGATAACACGTGTAGTGTTATCTATATTGTGCCACGATATTTAATAATTAAAGCAAAAAAAAATCAGGCTCATGAGCCTGATTTAAGTGCCACCCTCTCGCATTCTGATACGAGATACTGCTTAGTCCCTTTATCAAGTATAATAACGGGCTCTGACAGGATACCACGGTAGAAGCAACAACAGCGAACTACTGACTCAATAGCAGCTTCTATTGAGTTATCAAATATGGATGGTGAAATTTCTTTACCACCACATATGAAATTGGTATCGTCCTGTAGTTCTGCACAAAGGGCCCTTCCAACTACTTTAAGTCGGAAGGTCTTTTTTCCAACGGTGAATTCACCGTTGTCTGATATTTTTACCATCGTTTTATTCATATTACCACGTCCTTTCTACTCACATAATATATACTTGCAGTTGTTAACGCATATTGCCCAAAACACACTAGTAATTCCCAAATCTCAAAGAAAGGAATGGTGTTTATGCATCCAATACCGTCATTGTATAAATTACCAATGACACCGGCTACTGAAGCCGTTATGTATGGTAACATTAAACAGAACGTATGTCTCAAAGGTCAGGACCACCTTAGGCTTCCTAGGGACTCTGCCAATGAGATAATAATGGTAACACCTTCAGCAGATGTTACCTATAGAATCATCGATGGTGAATTTCCAACATTCTACCGCGATGGATATAAAGCATATATCACGGAGACCAAAATCAATAAGAAGATTGGTGCTAAGCAGATAAAGATTATTGGATATAGCGACTTCCGTAAGGAGTATCTCGAAAGAGTAACTGATAGAGCTATTAAGTTCTACAGCGATACTCAGATGGAAGATATCGTTAGTAAGGGACAGTCCTTCATATTCGATACTGGTAGATTCCATGAGTTATACTTCACAAACAGATACTCCAACCGTGGAGACAATTATCTCTGCGAAGATTATATGAAGTTCTTACTTGAGAGAATTGATGCCGGTGCTGGTCACTTTAAGAAGATTCTCTATGTACCAATAGATGAATGGATTAAAGCTACCGGTAAGATTGGTATCACTAAGGATTTACTTAATAACCCAATATCTATTCTCTTTAAGTGTATGATAAAGTATCCTCAGTTCATTGAGGAACTCATGTCACGTGAAGTTACAATACTCTTTGTAAATGCAGAGCATGGCGAAGTTCTCAAGTTTGAATTTCCTAGAGATGCTAAGGAACCAGATAAACTCAAGACTCTGAATCGCTCTGAGATAAAGCAGCTCTATGCCAAGACAAAGATACAGATTGAAAGAATGAATCTTCCATCGGGTTCCATCTCTAATGAAGAGGACCCAGATGACGAAGCTACTACACCAGTACCAACCACAACAAACTGTGCAGTCGCTGATGAGCTTAAGAAGGAACTCACAAGTGGTGCATCCGTACTTAAGGCTGATAACTCCGTGGAGTCTTCAGATATCGATGCCGCTCTCGATGATGAAAATCATGAAGAGAGTGCAACTGATGCTGAGATTGAAGAGGTTATTGACGAGGCTGTAGAGACCATACCGGAACTCACTGACGAAAACGTTCCAGATGATGAGAAGAAGACCATCATCGAAAATGAGGTCAAGAAGAATGTTTATATTGCAAAGTTCGTTCCTGAGAAGTCTAAGAAGCAGCTCGAATATATCGACGTTGGACAGACTAAGCAGGCTCGTGCACTGTCACAGTCTATTGACCAGATGAAATCTAAGATTATCGATGAAGAGGTTATTGATACCGATATAATTGATACCAAGAATGAAAATCTCAGACATGTCAAGTATGCAAATGCCGACAAATCATATGTTGATAAGAAGTATATTCCTGATATCAATGCAGCTGTTGCTAAACTTGCAGATGCGGATATTAAAGTCTTCATCGAAAGCATTGATGAAGAAGATACCTCTGACCAGCTTAATCAGAAGAAAACTCTGACATACCATCTGGTAGACGAGAATGGTAAGAAGCACACCGTGATGTTTGATATCCCTATTATCAGAGATGGATGCCATATGTATCTCGGTGGTGCAAATAAGATGATGCTTCACCAGAGAATATTTAAGCCGATTGTAAAGGTTCGTCCAGATACAGTCGAGCTCATTACCATGTATAATAAGGTATTCGTTACTCGTCATGGTTCTGCTTCTTCACCTGAAGTAAGTAATATCAAGAAGTATCTTACTAAACATGCAGAGAAGTATAAGGTTAAGTTTGGTAATGCTCAGGCTAATAACCAGAAATATAAAACATCTATCGAGTTCGACGACTTCGCTCGTTCACTCACACGATTCACTGTTCGTGCAGATGGTCTCAATGGTAAGAAATGTGATGTAACGGTCTTCTTTGACCTTAAGTTAGCTGAAGAGCAATACAACGCTCTCCCAGCTAGTGCTAAGACTAAGGGGGTTAATCCGTTTACAACAGAAAATATACCATGTGTATACTATAAGCCGGTGGGAGAAGATACACCTTATATGGTGCCCATTGGCGAGGAAGGTCCAGTTGCACTGGCTAATAAACTTCTCGGTACAGATATAGGTAGTAGTGGAAATATCACCAAGGGTGGTAAATTCATGTTTGCTCGTGCCAAGATTCTCAACGAGTACATCCCAGTTGCACTTTTCTGCTGTTACTGCGAGGGTATGACTACCGTACTTCGTAAATGTGAAATCGAACACGAATATGTAGCTACTACACGAGACCTTAATAATCTCACTAAGCATTATACGCGACCATCAGCTATTAAACTTGCAGATGGTATCCTTGTATACGAAGCCATTAAGATGGAAAATGTTCTCCTCATGAACGGTCTTAAAGGCCTTGGACTTGAAGCATATACAATTGCAGAACTCGACTCCAAGGATACTTATATTGACCTCATTTCACAATTCTATGCATCAGCTAATCAGGCTCACAACCTGGACAACTTCAGAATGTTCCTCATCGATAATAAGACAAAGGAAATTCTTGAAGACTTTGACCAGCCTACGGACCTTATCGAAATCATGTTCTATATATGTAAGCTGCTGGCTAATAACCAGTACCTGCCTGAAAATAACATGAATAACATGCGTATTAGAAGCAACGAAATTGTTTCTCAGATTGCGTATCAGTATATCGTGGCCGCATATAGCGACTGGGCTAAACCCACTGGGGCAAATAGACCTAAAAAGATTTCGGTTGCAAGAGATTGTGTTATGAGAGCTCTCATGTCCTCATCACTACTCGACGAGGATTCTGTAGTAAATCCGATTTATCAGATTGAAAAGGCGAGGGCGACTACTATTTCAGCATCCACTAGTGCCAAGAATATTACACTTACTGGTATCAATAAGGTAGACGGTTATGGCATGGATAAGCGTGCATATGACGATAGTATGGTTGGTATCTTTGGACTTACATCTCCAGCGGATGCTAACGTTGGTATCGTTCGCGACCTCGCTCTTGAACCTGCAGTAACTTCTACAAACGGATATCTCGACGTTACTGAAATGAAAGATGTTGATAGTCTTAAATCAACTAATCTATTTACTGCAGTAGAACTTCTTACTCCTCCTGGAGTACTTCATGACGACCCACAGCGTTCAGCGATGATGAGAGGGCAGACTTCTAAGATGGTCATGGTTGATAAAGCTCAACCAGTACTCATGGGTAATAAGGTTGAATCCATTCTCCCATATCACTTAAATAACGACTATTGTTTCACTGCTAAACAGTCCGGTACAGTTATCGATATGAAGGATGGTGTATATGTAGTTCAATATAAGGATGGCACATACGACTCATATGATACAAGAGAAACTGTTAAGAAGAATGCATCTGACGGTTCATATACAAAGATTCAGTTCGAATCTAAAGCCGAAGTTGGCTATAAGTTTAAGAAGGGCGAAGTTCTTGCGGTAGAACCTCGTGCATTCACCTTCAATAAATACGACAGAGGTGCATCATGTAATATTGGTGTACTTTGTAAGGTTGCAATCGTGTCATTATACGATACATTTGAGGATAGTGAACCTATCACGGCATCCCTCTCAAGAAAGATGGGATTCGATGACATTAAGAAGAAAGTAGTTAGCTTTGACGCTAATACTTACGTTGATAAGATATGTAAGATTGGTGACCATGTAAGTATCGGAGATCCTCTCGTGGTGTTCGATAGTAGCCGTGGTGACCCAGAAATCCAGCAGTATCTTGATAATCTCCGTAAGGGTATGGCTGACAGTGGTATCATGGAAGAAATCATTGAAGCTAATAATACAACTGTTAAAGCTCCAATGACAGGTACAATATCTGATATCAAGATAATTACAACGGTTCCTGTTGAGCAGCTCTCACCATCCCTTCAAAAGATTGTAAATGCGTATCACAGACGTATTGAATCAACAAGCAAGTTCCTTGATAAATATAAGAACCCTGGCGATAATCGCTACTACAAATGCGGACAGCTTCTGTCCGAAACAACCGATGTTGTTGAGGCTAAATTCGGTAAGGTTAAGGGCGAGTCAGTGGGTGAAGGTGTGATGATCGAGTTCTATATTAAGCATCATGATATCATCAAAAAAGGTGACAAGATGTCAAATTATATAGCAGCGAAGGGTGTAAACTCACATGTCATTCCTGAAGGTCTTGAACCATGGAGCGAATACCGACCCGAAGAAGAGGTCAGTGCATTCATTACACCTATCTCAATTTCTGCACGTAAAGTACCATCTATATATCCGGCCATGTTTGGTAATAAGGTTCTTATCGAAGCTAAGAGACAGATGGTTGAAAAGTATAAGAAAGCCCGCGGTTTAAAATAATAATATGTATTAAACTTGTATGTAAACGGATAAACTCCATACCTTGAATCATTCGGTATCTGTAAGCTTTGCTTTGATTTCTGTACGTTTGCATGCTTTAAGCGTATTCGGTGATTACACAGGGCGGTTCGAGCCCTGCTGCGTGCTTGGTATTCGGGATGCACATTATCCGTGTTCCTTCGTTTGCAGGGGTCATTACCCAAGACCCCTGCATTCCACCTTAATCACAATATCTTGAAGTATAATATCGTTCAATTTCGCAGATACGATATCTCGGAACAGTAATTTCCAATCTCATCATTGACTCAGATATAGCATTCAAGATGTGATATAAATCATCCTTATACCCAGGTATCCATATGGATACCTGGGTATTCGTTGCCGTTATAAGAAAAAAAATACCGGAGCATTGCTCCGGTATTTACATTACTTCTTTCTCTGTCTCAGCTTCTGTCGTATGGCTGCCAAAGTTTCATCACTTTTACCAACACGTGTCTTTGGATGACCGTCTACAGCACGGAACTTGATAGAGAATGAGCGAGGAGTTATACCTCTTTCTTCACCGCATCCATATATAAGTATATTAACCTTAAGCTTAGGATTAAGTGTATCTACAGCCAGATATATTATATGTGCCAGTCTCACCAACTGGTAGAATATATGGAATTCCTCATTCATACGAATTTTAATATGTATCGAGTTCTTATCGAATGTCATCTTCTTAATAGCATCTATTATATTACTTATATCCAGATTATCAGGGTCGAAATTACCTCTAATCGAATATACATTACTGCCGATTATTATCATGAAATTAGAACCTCTGTAACTGATGCTAATCGGCTTATCATCATTAAGGTTCTTTGCTTTATAATGTATCTTGTACATTTTACCACGTCCTTTCTGCAGTATGATAATATATATTTAACCCCCGTATGAGATTGCTCTCATACGGGGGTGGGTTGTTAGTTAAGATCCTCTATTTTTAACCTTATGGTCTCTCACATAAATTGCAAGAAATGATGCGAGGTCATTAAACGGACATCCTGGATGGTCAATACCACGCTTGACTCCTGAATGAATATCACCATAGTTTGGTATTGGATAAATATCAATGGTATGAATTCTTTTCGAAACTTTGGCTCGGTATATGTCCAGGGCTACTCGCTTTGCAGGTTTCTTAGAAACCTTATCAAACAGGGTCTCTGTCAACATCATTTGCGTAATCAACACTTTCGTCTCTCTGCTGGAGGAGGTGTGTAAATACCTTCACGAATTCAACGAAGTAAGGTACCGGATTAGGCTTGCCGACGCCACATACAGTGTTCATGATAGCAATAGCCGCGGTATCGTCTGTGTAGTTTCTACCATCGATAGTGATAACCGGAATATCAGTACATTCAACCTTGGATACCTTCAGTTCAGGAATACCCAATGCTCTGCATACGACAGATGTGTTATGAAGTACATCATCAATGCTGCACTTGTCAGCAACACCGAAGAAGAATGTATAATCTTCAGTAGCGAACTTCTTACCATCTTCTTCACGGATGGTGATAGGACGGTCAACTGCAAAGATAACTGGAATGAGTGTGCACTCATCAGCCTTGCAGTACTTCATCTTAGCATTGACAAATGCGATATCGGCAACGTATGGAATTGAATCCATTACCGAGCCATTTACGATTGGGAATGATGCTGGAGAACCGTGCTGTGTCTTAAGCTTGATATATGGTCCATCAAGCCAGTCAGCATTTACGCAGAGACAAGAGTGGTTGAAGATTCCATTACCAATCTTAAGCTGGTTTATGGAACCACCGCAGTTACATTTCTCATGTGGGATATAGAATCTGTCCAGCACATAAAGAAGTGTCTTCTTATACATAGCCGGAGTGAACTTTCTCCACATCTTGGTCATTGCCTCAATTGTTGCGGAATAGTTTGTGAACTGATTACCGTCAACGAGTGCTCTGAGAAGTTCAACGTTTACCTCGCCGTTTTCTCTGAGAAGAACGGATGTGGAAGCATTGCCGTTTGTTTCGAACTTCTGCATGGATGTGTCTTCTGTAGGTTCTACTACATTTAAGCTTTCACCTACAGTCTCGCCGATAGCAGCACCTGTTGTTTCGTCCGGACACTTACCCGGACAGTGTGGACATTTCTGATTTGCCATAGTGGGATCCTCCTTATGATTTTTTGATTTATCGTGTCGGTAGTTCTGAATTCTACCGCAAAGATACAATAACTTGTCTGAAGTATCGAGATATTTGTCCTTCATCTCCTGACTAAAATAGTCAGCACTCGTTCTACTTCTTAATGTACCGGCAATGGAGTATACCAGGTTTTCGAGTAACTGAAGGTTCTTCATATCATAATGCCAATCCCAGTACTTTTCTTTAGCTGCCATACTGATACCATTGTCGTCTGAACACGAAGTGTTATAACCGAGAATCCCAGCTAATCTCTGGGTGCCCTCATTGAATAAATCGGATTCGATATCATAATATAATACATTATACAGAGCGCCTTCCCAAGGATCCTTCTTACACTCGCGTTTATAGACACGTTCGCTAATAGCAATCTTCTTCTCGAGATCACGCAACGCCTCGAGTAAGAACTTCGGAATCTTATTGGTATAGTCCATGATAATGATATCACAAACGGCGCGGTTAGTATTTCCTGTAAACGGAAATTCCATCAGACTATGATAACAACCTTCATCTGTCATATCGAACGCGACGCAGAGCTTCTGCATGAGTTCGAAGAATTTGTATGAACCCCATTCATATTTGTGAAGGAGTTCTTCAAGTATCTTGGCACAATCGCCAGTATGAATTTCGCTCATAGAGCATCCTCCTTTTATTATAGGTTACAGTAGAGTTGTCATGATAATTTAATTTAACAAGAACGAGAATATAATTACCGATTAGTAAAGAGATAGAATCTCTCGGTATGTTTCGTCTATGAAGATACCGGACGTGGCATACCTCGTCGAATAATCCCATGGCGACTACAATCGTGGACTAACCAACCACAAGGGTTGTAGTGAGGCCGGGTACAAAATCATACACTTCAGTATGAGAGTAGTTTCCGGGAGAAGGCCTATACGGGTGGGGCTTGCCCCAACTTTCCAAATGTATCAGAGAGTCAGTGAGATTTCGAGAGCTCTCTGGAGTTTATAATAGTTATATAGAAACCTTTAATTACTGTGATACATATAACACAGCATGCTTAATAAGATAAACATCTATTGGTTATCATTAACCAATATTGGGAGAACTTGATTATATACTTCTCTATGGAGTGCGTCACGAAAGCCTAGTTGGCAATAGTCTTCATGAAGTATATAAACGAGCAATTCCACCACTCACCATGTGTGAAAGAACGGCTAGTACCACTTGGGGCGGATGCATATCCCTAGGAAGATATGTGTACGTATTCGCAGAAAGAGCCCTATGAAGGTGAGGTACCTGTAGCAGACCGCTATTAACCTAACTTTGAAGCAGGATTAATAGTTGGAACTCTGTGATGGCTGCCGCGGAGAAGTCGGGCGATGGCAAGTTCGTCATGCTCCGTATATGATTCTTCGGAGTCATATGTTGGAAGAATAGTAGGGTGATAAGTCTCTGGAGCACATGAGTAAATATGAAGAAGTAACAGTGGATAGATTATACGTTTGGTATCAGGCTTCAATGATGAACCACGTATCAGTATTACGACATTAAAAGTTCGATGTTCACGAATGTCGGGTACGCTCAATGTTCGCTATCAACAGTCTCAAATATTAAAGCTAACTTCTATATGATGCAGATTATTTACATAGTGGATTAAGGACCCATTATGTAAGTAATTTTCACTTTGTCTTAAAATCGCCGGCCTGCGTCCGGCTTTAAAGATTGGCAGTGCACGAAGTGCTCTAGTGCGACAGCACTACTATTGTCCGGCTCTGTCTGAGAATTACATCTCTACCGTTCCGGCATAGCCGTTGAGCGGGAGAGTGGAATTCGAGTCACAGCAACGTAAAAGCAATAAGGGTAAAAGCAAAATGCCGGACCCTTGCGGAGCGTCGCTGGCGGACATCAGGGGAGCCAGCAGCGGAGATAGCACACCGCAGGTGAAGCTCGCCGCAGGCAATGTGCATATCCATGAGACGAAGCCTATTATAAATTGATAACAATTGTTGACAGAGTCATATATACATTTGCAGCTCTTTCGACCGTTCCAATAAAGGTCGGAAGAGTGCAAATCAATACAAATATATGGCTTCGGCTGTCGCAATATTGTTACTATATTTTGGAAGGTTGGGGGAGAAGGTCCCTAGGAGGAGGGGTATCCCCTCCTTAACCTGCACCGTCCTCGTATAGTACCAACTCTTTTCTTCCAACAGCATTTCTTATACCAGCCCTTTTGTACCAACTGAAAGAGTTGGTACTATTTAGCGTCCGACCTCCTTTAAAGGACCCCTCGTTTACATGGAAAGGAAGAAGAGGGAGGACGCGTTCCAATGTATTATTAAGAAAAATAATGGCCGCCGCGTCAGCGGCATATTGTTCTTTGAATAGTAGATATTTAATATGGACTTCAAAGAGTATATATCATCACATATGAAAGGAAGGTGTGTATACCAATGAATACACGTAAATTAAGGACTTTGTATTATGGTTATTGGAACGACCAATTACTATGTATATCTACAGAGTTGAAATCTGTGAAGAGTTATCTGAAGAATACGAGACATTGTGATGGAGAAGCAGTAGATATAGATGAACGGCATAAGAGGTTCGAAGACCTTACAGTAGAGGAAGAGAACCTACTGCTCGCTAAGTATAACAAAAAATATATCACTGCTAAAGACGGTAGGATAATCCTCAGAGATTTCAATCTCTTCATGGATAATATACTTAATGCCGCAGATACATTAGAGTTCCTAGATAAGCTATTCAAGTTTAATGGGCTTGTAGATGCTGCTAAGATATGTAGGTACATTCTCGATACACCATATCTCAGAGGTAGACTATTCCAGAGATTCTTCAATAACCACGACCTTGTGAAGCTTGATGTTATATCATACTTACACATGAAGAAAGAGTGTCCGTCATATATGATGGACGATGAATAAGATATATCCAATGACTATGATGTCATTGGATATTTTTTGTACCAGAGCAAAAAATCAATCACCACCAAGGTATCTAGAACCGCCAGGTACGTACCTGGCGGTGATTGATTTATCTGTGCATTATATAATACGCAGATCGAACCCCTCGTCTCTGAGGGTTTTGATAGCTGGATAGAAATCTCTATCCAGCCTGATACACTTAGAATCGTGTATCATATTTACTATGTACAGAGAAGTGACGCCCAGGAATTCTAATGATTCCTTAATTGCACTGACAACGTCCGATGGCAGCAAAACCACAGATGTCGAGTAGATATCGATCGAATGGATCGACGAGTTCGTGAAACCTTTGAAAACCTCCACTCTCGTGGTACTCTTTTCGATAGTATTAATAGATTTCATTGTCATAAGTACTTCCTTTCTGCCTTATAAAGGCTATGATAGTTTTATTAGTTCGGAGACTATCAACTCCTTTATTCTTACTAATATGATATATATGTCATATACACGGAAATCACGGTGCATAGAAATACCCTAATGCCACAATTATTGAAAACATTCAAGTAATGATAAAATTCGTCAGAGAGGAGGGAATATATTCATGCCTGCAATGGATTATAGTACAATCCGTATCAGTATACTGAACTCGCTGAAATTTCACGAAGAATATGATAGAGCCATGAGAAGTACATTCATATTCATCTGCGAATTATATCTGCTGTGGCAGCTACTCATATATGGTATAGCAAGGTCATCAAGTCTTCCAACAAGCATAGTTGGATTTGTACTTCTTACATGTACATATGTGACTTTGCGTATCTATAGAAAGAATGCTGTAGAGCTTGAGAAGCATGGTGAAATCATACTTAGCTATCATACTAATGAATTTGATAATGATAACTTAAAGAAATTCGGCAAAGTTGCTGAGAAGTATGACATTGGGCGAAAGAGTATATTTGCCATGAATGTAATTAGCTCGCTCTACGTGCTGATATTTTCAATTGCCACACTGATAGTGCATTTATAATGAGGAGTTAAACCGGAGTAACCTATTATGGTTACTCCGGTTATTATTTGCCCTTACGAAGGACGCTGAAGTTAATCTTGCCGAGGTCTTCGAATTGTTTAAGTATCTCCTTAGCATTCTCTGGTTTCTTCCAGTACTTTGGAGAATTCTTAGCTGTTGGACTAAATTCCATCTTACAGTGGTCGACTATAAAGGATTCGAACGCACCAGCCGGTAATACGATAGGCTGGTCGAAGAAATCCTTAAAGTAGGTATTGAGAAGACCATCACCCTTAGACAGGAAGTATTTCTCCAGGCACAGGTCACCATATCTGATAACTGGCGTTATTGCATATACAGTCTTCCTAGGCTGCTGTGGTGCAGAGATAATCTGCTTTACAATTATCATATATTGGTGCATTGTATCAAGGTCTTTCTCAAGATAAGCAAAGAATATCTTACTTTCTCTTGTCACTGTCCCACTAACTACTGGACCTTTCTCGATCATTTTCTTGAGGTCCGTTACTAATGCAACGAATTCACTATCGATATTTAACTTGGCTTGCAATACATCATCAACTGAGTATGGCAGGTTTCTTTTAAACTTCATTAGAACTCCTCCTTTCTTAACTGTTATCCGGTTGGGGAAATATATATCATATCAGCGGCAAATGACTAAAATAAAGGAGATGTTAATATGAGTAAATTGGAACGTGATAATATCATTTGTCTTATGCAAGATGGGACATGTCAAATGACCCATAAGAATGAGCTAAGGAGATTCTTCAATAGTAACAATGTAGAATTTGCTCTGATACCTTTAGATAGTAAAGGTCATCAGTATACTGCATGTAATATGGTACCTAAGAAGTTTCGCTCATTCTATATCGAGTTCGACTTGTATCTTATAGCTCCTGGTGGAGTTGACTGGATTGATGTTGAAGATGCGATATGTGAAAATGTGCGGCATTATAGAATCCAATGTGATACATTTGTCGACTTTGTAAGATTCCTTCAGAGCGTATGGTTAATGTGCACTGTATCCGAGGGTTTTGATGTCGGTATAGATAACCCTATGTCGGCATACGTGTTCGAGTTTTCTAATGTAGCCTTCACATATGTTACTAAGAAGGAAATTATTAAAGATAGACTCAAAACCAAGGATGGGATGATATCGACATCATTTCAGTTCATGGGATTTATTGAAGCTATCATGGATATTGTGTTTGGTACACGAAAGGTTGATTCGGTATTTCTTGATGATAATATTATCATTATAGACTCGAAGACTAATACGTGGGAAATAACAGAATTCCCTAATTCCGTTACGGACTTATCTGTGTATGACCGAAAGCGATTTCATATATTACCGTTCAATGAGGTAACACTCAGTGCGGCAGATACATCGTACCTTGATTTACTAATGATAAATAAGTCGATGAGTATGATACCATTGCAGTTTGCGGCAGTGGTGGATGTGCATTCATATACCGGCTCACTGCTTGAAGGTCCCGGTAAGACATTGAGTGAGATATTACTGGATGTACACGGAGATGCATATGAGCGTGCATTGTCAATGAAGTCGTTCTCGGATAGCTTTGTTGATGATATACTGGAGCCTTACTATATTGCGCACATAAGCAATTTCGTGACCTCTAGTACTCTACTAGTTGCACTTCATGATTATCGACGTATCATGCATATTATAGAAATCATTACCCAGATAGTATGCGGAACAGGCGCTATTATCGTTATGCAGATATGCTCAGAGGTGAGAGGATTTGCGGAATCAAGTAATACTGCATTTCATTTCATATGCGGTGATATGGATGCATTTGATGGCGATGATGTATATGAATCATATCTGAGTGAGCTTCACATGTTCTATATGGACGAGTTACCGAGACGATATATTTATCGTAACCCGGAATCGATAACGGAGGCACCGTATGAGTTACCATTCTAAAGGAGGAAATGTAAATGAAGAAGAAACTTGACGAAGCTTTATCAGAAGCCGTCATACTACTACACCGTAACGGTGAGACATCCTTGGTTAGTCCAAGATTATTATCTGAGAAGGTACGAAAACCTATCAGAGAACGAGGTGCCGAATACGTACTGATTCAGACTGGTACCGGTGTACCATCATATGCATTTATTGAAACTGATAGTCTCCCTAAAAGGTTTACACCATTTAGAATCAGATATAAGATGAATGCGATTACTAACAATATCAGCGGAGCTACAGCTGCTGATATAGATTGTAAGACTATCGTTAATGAAGGTAATTGGGTTAATATGGATTGTAAAGATTTTCCAACCTTCATAGGTCTACTTTATAGTATGCAACGAATATATTCATTATCGACATTAATGTCGTCTAAGTATGATAATGTGAATGATTATGAAATATCTAATCGCAAATTAGTCATCGGTGATATTGAAGTATTCATTAATGGGCAACATATCATATCACCTAAATTCTTTCAGAGAGACATGGGGTCTATAATTGTCTTCCTTAGTGGGGCACTGGACTATACCTCCGAGCAGTTGCTGGAGTGGGTTAATCCTCCAAAGAAGTTATTCAGTATGCCCAAACGCGTTATTATATACACACGTGAGAATAGATGGTCGTTTATATCGGTCAAGTGGTTTGAAGAAGCGATAGCATCAGATGATAGCGAATATATGGTATCCGCACTGAGCATGTTTAGGAACGATCTGATATTTATCCATATTACAGAATTAGCTGAATTCAACAGGTTCAATATATGCGGTGGAGAAACCAGACTGGCAGTATATATGAGTAATAATGACCATACATTTGAAGAAACATTGGACCATCCGCTCAATGTCATGGACGTAATGCAACATCCCGAAGTATTCTATATACAGCATGCTGTAACCAGAACTCTGGTATCGTTGGATGATTTACTTACAGAGCTAAGTACTGCGAAGTATTTCATACTCATGGAGCGAATAGTTCTCGACCTTCTAGGGATTGATAAAGACTGCGAAATAGTGATGGATGTCTGTGCGATACCCAAGAAGGCTACACCGTTCATTATGTCATTTTATGGTCACGAAGCATTTGAAGAATATGGAGACCCTATATCAGAATTCACATTACTACTGGCTCAGAATTAATGAGTCAGTATCAGAAGTCCTTTAGTAAAGGACTTCTTTTTTTATATGGACCCGAACACACCATTATATTAAACGAAAGGAGGGATAAATATGAAGATCCCTGATTTACCCCAGAGCCCTGTCATGGTGAGGATACTCATGGCTCAGCACGCAACTGCATCAGAGGAATTACAAGCCTTCGTCAAGTTCTACGTTAAAAGCTTATTTTTCTGTGCACCGTGGCTACCATTATCATTAATCATCTTCCAGCAGTGGATACCTCTGGGTATATCATTAGCAGCGATAGCATACTGCTATCCGGCAATATTTAGAAGATTAAAGAGTATGGTCAACCTGTCTCAGGTTGGTCAGATTTCGTTTATAACATCAAACAACACTCGTCTTATAAATATGGAGGAAGTTCATAATACATCCCTCTTAATAAGTGAGATGAGGGGGTGTATCAAGGGCACTAAAGCTGTCCTTGTAGTATTGAACGTATGTCTAGTTTCTTTAACCTTTTTAAATCTCGTGATAAACGTAATAAATTTAATTCTAGGAGGAGTATTACTATGAATATGGAATCTAACCCATCTTCACTCTATCGCAAGCTTACAGATGGCCGTGCACTGACTGAATTCCCAGAAGAGTACTTCGCACCAGTTGAATGGATGTCAGGCAAGCCAGTAATCCGTACCTGTCGTCGTAAGAAGACGAACATTCTCGAATCATTCTACGAATGGACAATCTTCCTTACACGAAACTATGAAGTCGTACCGGACTATATGAACCGTCTTGCGATATTCTATCCAAACTTTTACATGATGAGATTCCGTTCTCGACAGAATAACCTGCTCGATATCGAAATCGATTCAATCTATGACCTTACATCTACTGCATATACACCAATCTATATCGATTCGGAAACTATGCAGGAATCCAAGAAGAATGCAACTGCTATCCTCCCATCACCAGACTACAGATGGGGTGGTACTAAGGTTGCTACAGTCCGTCAGGAAAATAATGAAATCGTCAGAAAGGTTGTACCTGTATCACTTACACTTGAATCGAGTAAGTCCTTCGGTATCATCTATGATGACATTAAGAACGGACGTATCCCACTTCCGGAGGTTATTGATTAGAAAAATCAAGTCCTCGGAACACTTCCGTAAACAGCCATAAGGTTAATGTATTCCATTTTAGATGGACCCCTTTTTGAACCCCCGTGAGTGATGAACTCACGGGGTATTTTCCGTCGTTGGACAATCATGTAATAAATATAACGATTGGAGATGATTAAATGGCAGTAATGCCCCAGTTGGAATATAAAGGTTCGTTTGCTAAGTGCGTTGGTATAAAGGGTACCGATGCTTATGATATTGCGTTCAATAAACCTATGGAGTACTTCTATAGTGCAGATAACTACACCCATTTTATCAAGGGTTGTGAGAAGATGGTTAGAAGTCACGAAGATTACTCCAGGTTCAAAGACTATGTAATGAATGTAATCGGTATTGACTTCTGTCAGGTAACGCCAAACGTACGCTTAGGTGATGCTACAATTGAGATGCACCATGCATTCTTCAACCTCTATGATCTTTGCGCAATTATTACTAACAAGAGATTGGAATGCGGTGAAAGAGTTAACACATTCACGGTGGCAAACGAAGTTCTTGATGAACACTTCGCCCTTCATATTCCGGTTGTAATGCTTGCTACGACAAACCACGAGATGGTAACCAATAGAGATATCTGGCTCAACGTTAAGAGTGGCTTCGGTTATATCTCTCAGTTTATCGAGAAGTATGCTCCATATATGACACCGGAACACAAGTACCGTATAATGACTACAATTAAGCTGTCTTATGAAATCGATAGCTTTGATAATAATATCTTTGATGATACAGAAAAAATTAAACGAGTACTTGCGCATACCTAACTAATAATACCCAGTAACGGATAATCCGTTACTGGGTATTGATTTAGGAAAAAAAATCACCGCCGCTAGGCTAACCAGAACCGCCAGGTACGTAACCCAGCGGCGGTGATATTAAGTAACCGGCTTATTCGGTAGGAGCCGGTTTTGGAGGATTCTGCCTTGCCTTCTTTTCATCCTTTTTATCCTCCTTGAGGAGGTTTATGAGGGCCCTCTTAAGCCCCTCATCCTGAGAAGCCTTTTTGAGGAGCTCCTCAAGATCGCCGGTTGTTACCGGCTTAGTTCTGATTCTACGATCAAGTCTCAGGTGGTGTGCGGGTGGGAAGTCCACCGCACACCTATAAAGCCCTCTGCCTGTGCAGAAAGCTTTATATGTCACCCCATCGGGGTGAATATCGGTCACCTCGGTGACCGTATAAAACCCGGGCTCTACTGAGCCCTTGATTGTCACACCGGTGTTGGTAATATCCAACACCGATGTTTGTGATGGCGATGCCGCGGCATCTCTTCTGGAAAGGCGCACGACCATGTGGGGGGTATCCCCCACCACAAGCTCTGCCCACTCGCCGTGGTAGAGCTTGTTGTCATCCATGAGCATCTTAACGATGCTTGAGGATGACGCCTCGTAATAATAGTTGTACAAAGGTCTGTTGTTATCGATCTTTCTCATAAGATCTCCTTTCTGCCTTTCGGCTACGGCGGTTTTGATCCTCGGAGACCACCAGTAACTCCTTTATTAAGGTGATATGACGCGGTAGCTATGCTACATCATTCACCTCTTAATGCAATAATATGATATATACGCCATATGCCCGGAAATTACGGTCAAATAATACCAACGTAAAAACTTAATAGTAATCCCTACTTGTCCAGGGATTACTATTTTAATAGCATAAAGGAGATGTTAGTTATGAAGATAACGTATTTAAAGATTAGTGGCTGGGATGGTGCAATTCGTTCATTCTATATGTCACTTAACAACTACACACCTGACCTTGAGATGGAAATCAGACTCGGTCAGTTCTACGAGGAGCAAAATAATGCCATTGATGAGGCTAATGCCCTCGGTCTTACAGATTCTCCACTTTATGGAGCTAAGAAGATGGAGAATGACGTTACTGAATGGTGGGAAGAGCAGAAACGTAAGCTCATCAAGTTTGGTAACAAGCACATTACATTGCTGAAGTTCCTTGATATCACTATGACGGTACAGGGTCTGCACAGAGGTGCACAGGATGACTTTGATGCACATGCCGCAAGATTCAATAGCCGTATTATCAGAACTTCCACAAGAACCAAGAATAATGAGCAGCTTATCGAGCTCTCAGATTTCTATAAGGGAAAGATACTCCCATTCCAGGATTTGGATAAAGCTCTTGACCTCCCACGCTTTATTGAGTATGAAGGTACTATGTATCTTAAGACATCACTTGGTTATGTTAACAAGGCATATATCGGAGATAAGGATGTACGTAGGGGACTTATTCCACTTGCTATTTCATCCAACTTTACAGTCAAGGTACAGGCAATGGAATACTGCCATGTGGTACGTGAGCGTAATATGGATGGTAATGCTCATATCGAACTCAAGCAGCTTATTGAGCAGTCTATCCCAATGATTACTGCACAGGTACCAGAGTTCACAAGAGAATGGTTTATGAATAGCTGCTTACAGTAGGAGCTGATTACATGAAATCGAATTATAGAAGTAAAATCGTCCAGAAATCGGATGTTAAGAACGCAGTCCAGGAAGAGTGGAATAGTAAGCTCGACCAACTGTACGAAGACGTTACTAATGACGTCACTGCACAGTTTATGGCGACTGTATTCTGCTATCTTAATATAAGATACCACTGGACTGGTAAAACCCTCAATAGTATTAAAGAGGGTATAGAGGACTTATTCACTCTAATGCAGAGAGACGGTATTGCAGGTAAGCCATTTAACACAGATAACTGTATTGAATATATGCGGTCTATAGGTGTTGAATTCGAAGACCGTCGTAATTCTAATGAGTCTGGAGATGCATAATATGTCATATAATAAATCATCGGAAGAAAGACTTATACAACTCGACTTGTCGGTGAACCTGGGCATGGACCTGGGTTCATCCAAAGTCACAGTACAGAATGTGAGGTTTAGTAAGATTATCGATAAACCTCACATGATTATATATTGCCGAAATATTCCGGATAACTTCTTGGAATCCTCACTATATGGTACACTGTGTATCATATACCAGCAGATTCTCGAGGCAGTATATGCAGAACCATCGGCGATTACTGATACGAATCTTATTAAGATTTGTGCGTTTACGTCTGCTGGTGTCCCAGTATGCCCAACTATATCCACGATGAAGAGAAATGCTGAGAGTAAACGAGAGTATACATTTAAGCAGGTTGCATCATTCTCGGCTCTTATCGGATACGAATTCTGGAGGGATGACTGATGAAAATCAGAATATGTATATTTCTTAGTTAGATTGGTCTTTGACCATTTTACCAAATGAATGGAGGTCTTACTATGAATGATGATGAAGAAGACGAAATCGATTACAGCGGCTTCATTCCAGGGGAATATGATGCCGAAGAATTATACCCTGCTCGAAATGCAACCGAGTTACAAGATACGATTCCGGAACTTGTAGTGGTTCCCGAGAGAGAACCAATATCGCTACGTAAAGAAGATTATAATCTTCAAGTCGATAATAATAATCAAAAATCGACACCCAATATTGATGAGCTGGTGAAGGGTGACCCCCGCGAATTTCCGATGTTCATTCCTGATACCAGTAAGCTGAGAAACGATCAGTTGTACATGTTTCTGAATGTCATATTAGATTATGTATCAGCCATCACTAAAGCACATATGGCCAAGCAATACATTTCTGTAGGTAACGAATTCTATATTGATCTCACAGATGCTGAGTTAGTATATGATGTATTGTGGAAAGTTTATCATGCTGATAAATTATTAAGTCAATTCATACATTTGTCGTCTAGCAAGGTGGACATCCTCGGGTTTGATGAGGCTCATAACTTTCAAAAGTATCGATTACCGAGACTGGTTAAATTGTATCGTCACTGTATCAAAGCATACATGCTTAAGTATGGATATCATATTAAATTCCTTATAGATACGGAATATAATAGATGCACGATGGCAATCAGGGTTACTTATGATGATAGCTTTTCAGAAAAGTTATTCAGAATACTTCATGTCCGCGAATTTAAACGTATTCAAGAGCTGATTAATAATGCGGATTACTATAAAAATATGCATGAGCCGAGACATACTGGTGGCGGTCTCACGATCGAATAAAAGGAGATGATATAAATGATACTTACAACTATTTGCATTATCGTAATTATGGCTGTAGCTGCACTGATATTCGCCATTACAGCTACATATTTCATCAATAAAGTCTATGTACCAATGAAATATAAGACAATGAACCTCACCACCGAGGAGATGTTCTCAGAGCTCGCACTTATCATTCAGAACGAAATCAATCTGTATGAGAAGAGTGTATTCGAGAACGGCGGTAAATTCCTCGATAATAGAGCGTTTGAGAACTATTATCGAGATATATGCAATAAAATAGGGGAAGATATTCCTCCAGAATTTTACGAGAGATTCCAGTACTATATGAAACCTGATGCGGTTAATAAGTTCATTGCACGTACAGTACGGGCATATCTCGAACAGAAAATATCTGATTAAAGGAGGTACTGCATCATGGTTATGGGTGGCAAAGATATTGATGGTAAACCAAATCAGAAGACACTTAATGACTACGATAAGAAACTCAAAACTATGACTATACAGACACCAATGTGCACTAACATCGTTGATGGTGACATCATTGAGCGTTATATGGCGGTGCCGTATGATTTAGGTTATGAATACCCCGAGATACCTGATGATCAGAAAGATTATAGGGTTACTGCACAGGCTCTCCAGACTTACACTAATCAGATTGGTCATGTTACCGATGAATATATTGATAGTCAGGTAGCTTACCTGGAGAGCAAACATGAGAAGCGTCTCGATACTCACGATGCAAAGATTGATAGACTGAAAGATATGACATACGATAACCGCATAATGTTTATACTCGGCATAGCGATATCATTCATATTAAGTCTCGCTATCATGGCAGTAATACTCGAATACGAAATCAAACCAGAAATAGTCGAGCAGGTTCGTATGGAAATACTCGCAGAGGAGGCACATAATGAAGAGGTACGATGAAAATGATGAGGGTGTAGGTGTTCTCATGTTCATGATCGGTGCACTATCAGCACTGATAGTAGTTGGTATAATTTTTATCATAGTACACTGCGTAGGAGGTTAATAGTATGGCTGATAAATCTGAATCATCAGTAACCAAAACTGAAATATCGAAGCCAAAATCTGAGAAGATGGAGTACTACGGTATTGACGAAGATGATGGAGTATTTGTAGTCATAATGATGTTTGGAATTTTCGTCGCGGTGGTAGCTCTTGGTATATTATACCTGATAGTTAGGAAGGAGATGGGAATATGATGGAAGGACCAATGATGCCGGATAATGGACCGGCAATGAGTAATACTGAGAAGATACTATTGCTTATACATGAGATAAATGATAAGGATGAGGAGATCCTCTCACTGAAACGAGAAATTGTCAAGCGAGAATTGTGGATTTTTATACTATCAATCATGCTTGGAATTTCATCAATGACGATAATATGCTCACTCATATTATCAGCCGGAGGTGCATGATATGCCAGATATACATGATAGAGACGATGATAATGTTGGACCCGTGATGACCCATTCCGATGATGAAATGATCAAAGTTGTAACGTTACAAAATCTCAAATCATTCAAGGAGAAGTACGATGTGCAAACAGACACTAAAATCAATACGGCAATTGATAAGCATGATTCGCACATCAAGAATCTCTTCATACTATTGGGTATATTATATATCATCATGAATGTCGCATTTGGTCATATGCTGGACTTACAGGACCAGCAGATACTGGAGCTTGAGAACCAGATAAAGTTATTGAGACAGGAGGTTCATTATGCGACCACGCTCACGGCGACAGAAGAAGCAAGCATTGATAAACAAGCTACTCAAGAAACACAAAGCATATCTGAAAGCGAAAGCGATGCAGGAAATGATTCCGTCGATAATTGACAAAAAATAAAGAGAGGTATGGCAATATTGCCATACCTCTCTTTTGAGTGTTAGTATTCTACTTTGTTGGTGAATGTATCAGATTTCTTTCTTCTCTACGAGTTCTCCATCAGGATTCTTGCTGAAGTCGACTGATTCACCGTTACCATCGAAGTCGTTTGCAGCTTCGGCAATATCGTCAGAATCTGCAATTGGTTCATTACAACAGCAGCAACAATCGCCGTCTTCACATTCACAATCGCAACCACAATAGTCGCAATCGTCAAAGTCGTGATAGTTCTCTGCCTCATAATCGTCAACCAACTTCTTAGCAATGATACCTGCTGCAACTCCTGCTCCCACGAGGAGAGCTCCTTTTAAAATACCCATAATTTTATCCTCCTTTTAATTTAAGTAATTTATATACAGCCCATGGGTTGGCTGAATATCATGTGTTAATTTCGCATAGACGGTAGTAATCTTTAGCGAGGTCTATGAAGTGTACCGCTACGAACAGTCTGTCGGCATCTTCATCGTCGTCGAATAGCTTAAGAGCCTCATCCAATTCCGATGGAGAGATTTCGTAATCCCATACATCTCCTGTCGATAAGCCTTTACTGCTAAGCACCTCTTCATATGTGTCATAACTGTTATCCGTCTCGGGTACTATGCAATCATATACTACCCAGCATAAATCAGAACCCGTGATGGCATGGTCGATTAACCATGCACAAAGGGTCTCCTTATATACATTAATTGATTCGGGATCATTACAATCCCGTATATCGGATTTGAATGCCTTAATCTTATCATCCGTCTCGTTTAGAATTTCTTCAATCCTATGCATACGGGCCATGGTTCTTTTAACTCCCTCCATTGGAGCACCTCCTTATACAAATAACCTTACGAGTGGTAAGATTATATTGACGTAGTTAAAGCTTATGTCTAAATCTGGAATGTCTATCTCAGATATGTTATCATATAGATACGATTCACCATCAAATGAAACATGAAACTGAGATGATGAATTGAATTCTCTATAATAGTCGAACTCTAACTCGCGTTTCTTGTATGCGAGTACAAGCTCACTGAGATATTTATTCATTACGGACTTATCACCATTTGCGGATATTGCAGTATCTACCACATCCTTTATCAGGTGAAGTATTCCGTTCTGATGCAATGATGCTTGCTTCTGAAGACCTTTAACATCTACACCATTATCGGTGATATAAAACTCAAAGTTTCCTATCATTAAGAATGAGTGGTATATACCTTTCGGTCGGAATGTTATTGGACCAAATGACGTCTTCGTTGGGGTCTTCGATATTATGAAACAAGCGTCCTTCTTGATAGTTAAGACATCGAGGTCGATATCAAGATTATTGGATTTGATAAACATCATCATGATTTCATCAAATCCGTTCTCAAGCTTTGTCGCAAGTTCTTTGTCACGTTGCATGAGAAGACCTACAGTTACTTTACGTTTATCTGGTGGCATACTACGAATCTGCTCAATAGACTTAGGTGGGAGTAGTTCATAGTACTCAAGCAGTGATACATTAGCTTGCTTTATATCGTATTCCACGATGGTACTGTTGAGTACCATCGTGGTTGTAGGTGCCATATTCATTAGAAGTACTTAGTTGTGTAATCATTGATTGCACACTTCTCATAGAACTTCTTAGCGAATGCGATGAGCTTCTTACGAGCACTCTTGGATACGGCTCCACGCTTCAGGCAGTTGCAGAGAATATCATCTGATACCTCATCGATGTCAGAGCCTCTCTTATTGGATTCAAGCTCTTCTGCAAGCTTTCTTCTCTTCTGACGCAGCTTCTTGAGCTTCTTCTCACGCTCATGAATGTCATCATCATCGAAGATATCATACTCGCCATACTCAAGGTCGTCGACAAGCTTGTCGATTTTCTTATCGAGTCTCTTGAGTTCATTAGCGATATTATCGTGAATATCACCATCAATGTATTTGTGAGCCTTGGTGAACATCACGCATACTGGGCCGTCCTCTTCTTCGAGCTTGAAGTAAGAGTTCATCTTTCTGATAAGAATCTTAGCACAGTGCTTGTACGCCTTCTTACCCATAACGATGAATACGTTCTTATTAACAGGCTCTTTGGTAATTTCCTTACCTTCAGATACCTGCATGAAAGCGATTGTTGCAATCGCTTTCTTTGCTTCGTTACATTCGAGCCAGCCCTTGATTTTCTTATCCTTGATATTTTCGGATACACCCTTCTCAGTAAGGATTGCTGGGGGCTCGAGAATCTGGAATGAATCCGAAGCACTTACTGCTCCGAGATTTGAGATTTTGTCATTATCAGTGGTATTGATTACCACGTAGCGACCCTTCTTACAGAGTCTGCTGATATTATGAAGGAAATCCTTCTCACTAATTACTACTATCATTTATATCCTCCTTTGGTATGAAGAGGGGCTGATCCTCTGTTGGTTTTGTTATCTTGGCATCTTCCAATGCTGTGTGGAAAGCCGAGAATTCTTCAAAGGTTAACAGCGGTACACTTTCAGTACTCATTCTAACCTTAGGAATGTCTGGCTCGTCGCTAGTGTCAGTGCTGGACGGTAATTCGTTAAATACTGACATATCTTGAGGAGTATTGAGAAATACCTCTTCGGCTGCAGCACGATCGGCAATTTTCTTCTTGAGTTCCTCGGACTCTTCTTTGGAGATGAACTCCATCTCACCAGTGTCTTCACCAGTGATTTTGATATACGTGATGTTTTCAGTGCCCTGATCATCAGCACTGACAACTTCAACTACCGCCTCATCATTATAATCATCAACGTCTTGATGCATCTGATTGAGGATTTCAAATGTCAAGTACGGCATCGCACATGACTTGTTACTACAACGATAAGCTGTGAAGTCTGCATTTGGTTCTATCCATGAACCGCACATATCACATCTCAGAGCCTCCTCGTTACCACTTATCTTATATAAGTAAGCATAATCGATGAAGACCAACTTATCGTTATCTCTCTTACCAATATTACAATAGTTCTTAGGTGTGGTACCTAAGTCCTGCATAACGTATCTTGCAGAGAGATAATTAAGCATATCTCTTATCTCACCTTTACGACTTTCGAACTCTTCGAGTGAGATGAGATTACAATATTCTGCTACAGCTATAAGACGGTTAGTCTCATACACCTTCGCAAACATATCAGGTTCTTCAATGGAACGTAGATATTCCGAAAGGTTATCAACGCATCCTCTCTTATCCATCGCAATCTTATAGACATAGTTATTCTTAAGAAATACGATACGGTTTGAACCAACACCTACTTCAGTAAATCCAAGAGGTGTCAGCTTTGCATTGATAAGGTCAGCTATATGATTAACATTTGACTGACCATTAATGTTAAAGTCACCGTTGACGCATTTGTACAAGAACTCTTTGAGTTCATTATCAAAGTACTCTGCAATTCTTGATCCTTTGCGAGAACCACCTTTCATCTTTTCGAGAATCGGGTTCTCATGAAACTTTAACTCATCTAATGGATTAAGTTTCATAGTTTACCTCCTTTTGATGATATCATCGAAAATCTTTCCGTCGATATCAGAAGCTACTCCAGATGAAGCTCTGGATAATGAATGTGCTAAACTTCTCAGCTGGTCACGTGTCTCTGATAAGCTTCCTTCATATTTCTTCCAACGCTTCTTCTGCTTCTTCAATTCCTTCTTGCTCTTGGTTGAGATACCGAGTTCTCGAGCAACGAAGTTTGCATATGATGCATCCTTACCACGAAGCTTCTTAAGACGCTTACGAACACCGCGCTCGAATCCATTCTCAACGAAGACTCTGCTCCAGTCGAGAATATCTGATGCCTTTCGATTACTAAGTAACCTCTGATCGGACCATACATAAGATTCAGTATTCGAAACGGTTTCCCATCCATCGTCCTTGTCATTATTCATCATGTCATAGTACTCTGCAAGCTCTGCTATGGACATCTTGCTAGCGTCAATATCATCGATATTCTGCATACCGAATCCTTCCTGACTAGCAAAGTATTGTGCAACGATGTCGTAACTAGCTGCACTATTTGTATCATTACCGATACGCTCATGTCTGTCTTTGGATGAGAATCCTCTCTCCTGAATCTTGAGAGCTCTCTTTCGGAACTTCTTTCGAGCCAGCTCAGCTTCAACCTCATTATCATCTCTCGATGTTGAGAATTGTGCATCTGAGAGGTCCCTGAGTTCCAAAGGCTCCAGGGGTTTAATAAACGTACCCATCTCGATAGGTACGTTACCGGATTTCATTATCGCGACATTCTTCTTGCTCATCTTCAGCTTTGGTCTGTCACGATAACCAGGTGGATACTCTCCGTTATGCTCTTCAGCATACATCATAATCATGTCCAATCCACCATAGTAGTCAATTATCTGTCCGATGTACTTGTCGTAAATGTACACTGCGTCCAGATACTTGTTAAAGTCCTTCGGAGACTTCTGCAAGTTAACGATTGCATAATACGCCTCCGGAATATCCGTATCAATACTCTCGTACCAATACGGGTCTTCATCGAACTCGTTTGTTAAAATGGTATTACACCACTTTGGCAATTCCATAATTACTCCTCCTTTCTGCATTATGGATGGCTTAATGCCGTTCGTATTATATATACTTCACGGCACAAGCGGCATAAAACGAGTAAGACCCGAAAGTCTTACTCGTTTATAAATACCATATTAGTTTTGTAAGTGAGCTGAGCGTTCCCTCTTTACAGAGCATCCGCCCTGTTCAAGCTTCTCAACAAGTGCAGAGAGCTTATGTTCCACAATACGGAGATTAGCAATCTCATCTTCGTAGTCCTTGATAGTCTTACTGTAGTCAGTAATATGAAAACCCTTACCGACGTATCCACTGAGTACCTGATCGATTTCATCGTAGTCGATAATTGGTCCATAACTATTCTTGATAATCATGGATGTCGTATGAATACCATTAGCAAGTGTATAAGCCGTACTACTGAGTCGCTTTATCTCGGCAAGCTCATTACTAGTAGAACGAGATATGAGCAACTCAGCATCTGCGAACACATTGTATGTATCTACAAGAAATGGATAGAACACCTTTGCTACTTCACCAGCAGACGGAACCTTATCCTTCCATTTGTTAACGAAAGCCTTTGCAACGGATGCGGTGAATTTAAAGCTATCCATGCTATTATAGAAATCCTTCTCGAGGTCAATATCATCTTTCAGTCTCTGACCGACATTAAGTACGTCTGCCAGTGTTGTCTGACCGGAATATGCCATCTGAGAGAGAATCTCCAAGTTAGTCCCAAGTTGAGCAATCAGTTCGATGACCTGATTAGCCATGTTTATCCCTCCTTTAGTAAAATATAATCGGTAAGCGAGATAACCCGCTTACCGATTATGATTATTCTTCCTCGTCATCATCGTCTTCGTAACGTTCTTTTTCATAATCGTTATATACGTGACGTACGTAAAAATCTTCGAAGCTGAGGACTCTACCCTGCAGTAACTTTGCTAGGTACATAGTAATTCCATCATTGATTTCGTTCAATGATTCTTCATCACGTATGTCCTCCTCATCGACAGATATCAGAATATAGTTCTTACTCTGAGTCCGGATTTCGATATTATGAGAAATCAGAAGTATGATTCCATTGACCGGTTCTATGAGGTCCGAGCGACAGATGACAGCTACAACCTTTTTACCATCAATCATGTCAAACCTATCGCTTGAGTTGATAGGGAAGAACTTGTTGATGTTCCTAAGGATGTCGCATAACGTCAGTCCGTTCTGGTCCAAATTCATATATACGATCTGAATATCGCTTACTGACTCAGGAAAAAATGTCTTGATAAATGCTTTCTTATCATTCATGCACATAACATCCTTTCGAGGTTGTGAATTTTTAAATCATTATTCTCTTCCTCTAGAATATTATCAGTTAGCCGGAGAATTTCAAATTATCGAACTGGTGCGTATCGGCACTGCCTTTGCACATGATGAAGTATTTACCCTTCTTCAGTTTATATTCCTTGATAGTTGTATATCCAAGCTTCCTATAGAGGTTAATCGCGGGCTTATTGTCAACCTTCACGAATAGATAGATACCTTTCCCGGGGAATCTCTTCTTCACATCAGAATGCATCACACCCATTAGATTGGTTGCAAGCCCTTGACCTCTATATGCTGGATGGGTTTCAACGTCAGATACAAGAATCCAATCGAAGTTCTCTCGGCTATAATCATGTATCTTCAGTGATGATATAGTCATACCATCTTTATTCTGGAAGAGGTATGTATTATCATACTGCTTGAGTTTATACTCTAACATAATTACTCACCTGATTCGACGGCCTCTGGTTCGACTTTAGCCTTTGCGGCTTTCTTCATTTGCTTTTCAGCCTTTTCCTTCTCTTTTTCCTCCTTGGCCATAGTACCACGGTTGGTAGAGATAGTTTCAAGCCATTCCTCTTTTACTTCCGGTAACGGTGTACCTTCGTTGATATTAAGGTAAACAAACTCTGGATTCGCAGCCTCAGACTGTAAGTCACCACACTGCATCGAGAGCTGAACCTTGAGAGCCAGCTTCTTCTGAATGTGCTCAGCTTTAGTTTCAATAATGTACTGATAGTGCTCATAAAGCTTCGCATAGTCGAAAAAGATATGCTGTAAAGGAATGAATACTTTATGACTGTCCACCAATTCATGCTGGGTTTTACTAAGCGGGATGAGACCCACAAGCCCAGCATAGTGCAGTTCCATGACACTTTCTGCAATATCGAGCGTATTAAGGGGTTCATTTTGCTCCTCTCTCCTCAGAATCTCCAGGTCTACGATATCATAGAGTGGAAATGGTTCATGATGGATTTCGACTGAATATTTCTTGCCCTCACCTTTTGTTACCGCGGGCAAGATGGCACAATGTACCATGTTGTACTCGTTCTTGAGAAGTGCGATATAATCTTTATACTCAGTAGAAGCTCTGATATAACGCTCGCACTGCTTGATAAGCTTATCTCTCTCACGATTGTTTCTTATAAGGTGTACGGTTCTTTCGGGCATCTCATCAACGGTAACGTTGATGGTTTTCGTCTTTCTCTTTGGTACCCTGTCCGCACTAATATTTCTCATTGATATAACACTCATTTTGCTGAAGTCTCCTCATCAATGATAGCCAGAAGCCTAGCCTCGTATGCTTCGACACATTTGCATATCTGACCATAGGCTTCTGTCGTATCATGAATTTCTTCCGTTAATGTCCTATACATAGATGAACCGCGTTCATATTTAGCTTTTGCCTTTTCAAGCATAGTAATAGTGGATGAGTACTCAATCTTTAGTCGTCTATAACAGTTGAGACTGTTTGTGACGGATTCACGTGATGCATCTATCATAATCTTTACCTCATAATTATTAGTAGTGAATAACGGTTAGAAAAGGTCGTTGATATCGTCCTTAGTGATAAGCGTCAGATCACTTTCATCAGGAACGATTGGAATATGCTCTGGTGGAATCTCTGGTTCATCAACACCTTCAATCTTATCGAGATATGCGACGAACAGATGATACTGTCTGAATCTGAAATGATTCTTCTTTTCATCATAATCACGTTTAGTCGTATTGAAGAGTGTAATCTTGATGGAATCTTCCGGTTCTACCTCATCTGCAGGTGGGTCGGTAGATACATACAGTTCATTAGATTCGAAAAGAATCCTGTTGAACTTACCCTGGTAGTCATGATAACCAAAGTCGATTTCATCCCAGCCAATTTCAATCTTATCGATAGTTTCAACCAGTGTTTCGGTGGACTCATATCCTTCATAATATGTATCGGTCGCATACCCGAAGAAGAAGAGCCTGAATGGGATTTCATCATGTTTAACAGTACGTGTGATGGTGGAAGTACCTGGCTGAATCTCGATTGTGGTATACTGCCAGTGGTCATAGTTGGGGCTCTCTGGAAGGTCAGGTCTATCTACTGGGAGGTAGAACTTATGAACTTCCTCACCATCTTCCAGACTAGGGAGCTCTACCTTTTCGTAGTCCGTGAAGAAAATAGATGGACAGAAATACTTAGTACCAATAACTGGGTCAAAGTCGTGGGTTGGGGCTACTGTATCATCCTCCATAAACACGTATCTATATGTCATTGGTGTTGACAGTGGATACTGCTTATAGCATGTCATAAAGTCCTCAAAGCTGTGGAAGCCATATGCGATGATAGAGTTAGCATAGTCCTTGAGTTCTGGGTCAGTGATAAGTGTAAGGAATCCTTCATTATCAATACATGGGCTATATGGCACGTATACATAATCGAGAAGCTTCTTCTGGAACATCTCGAGAATACGGTCCCTAGTAATATTGAATGATGTGAAGAGATATCCCTTATCATTCCAGCGGACATAAATATCGTGTGTATTATTAGTGTCAGTGCCTGGAGCACATTCATCGCAGAGTACCTCGCATGTCTTACAACCGCAATTACAGCTACCGTAATAGTCATATGCAATGAATCCATTAGGGAATGTGAATGTGGCAGTATTACCATCACCACGGATAATAGCAAGCTCGTTGAGATTGTTTACTGGGAGCTCATAATATCCAGGATAGAGAATCTTAACGATACTCTTGATAGGTGTAAGATCAGTTACCAGACGATGGATATCTGATACATAATTAGCATTTAATGAAATCGGAACCAGGAATATATTTGCGAATTTAACCTTGGAGGCTATTTCATATACATCGTCATATGCACCAGGGAAAGTAATAAAGACAAACAATGATGAGGACGCTGGGTCGCTCAACATTGGAATTGCGGTATAACCACCCTCCGGATCAGGAGGCTGAAATATACCTGTTAAAGCGAGTAATGGTATCATTATCGTTATCTCCTTTCACAAGGTAATTATAAGGGTGTTTCTGGTTCAGCTTGATAAGAACAATGCCGGAAACAGTTCGATAACCTAATTGAAAGGTGGTGTGACTACAAATGGCTAGTACCGAAATATCCGGTAGAATATTTCAAAAGAGTCTTATGGAAATGATTCATGGACTTGCTTGGAAGAATGGTTACTTAGCTAAGAAAGAAGAGGCTAAATGTGATAGAATCTATACTGATAGGTACGAATCTGCTGCCAGAAAACTTCTTCAATATTATTCGGTGTCTGACCTTAAGAAGATTGCCGATTGTAATGAAACCCGATTCAATAATTTATTGAATGAACTGAAGCCTGAACTTGCACATCTCCGTGATTATCTCATTACATTCTGGTCGTATGAGGAGCCCAACGCATATTACCGTATGTTATATGGTAAACCACCGTTGGATTTTGAGCCGAAATACGGCGTGTATGTGCAGCGTGATAATCCATGGGGATTGGATCATAGAGTCCCTGTCCATGATGCACCATTCAACATTTTAGTCTTGGTTGAAAATGCTGGGGTATTGGATTATTATAAGAACCTGATTGAGCAGGATAAGACATTTCTATATGTAACTCATATGACACATAGAAAGATTTATCCATTCGTAGCCAGACTTGCTCAGGACTTCGATCTTTTATATGTACCAGAAGCAGAAATAAGCGTATTATCACGTGATTTCCGAGAAACATATCAGATGTGTCGCGATTTCATTGTGATTAGATATTACTCTGAGGCATACTACAACCGGTATGAATATTATGAAGGTATGGTAGGTATGTCAATACTCTTTCAGACCATTCAGCAGATGCACGTTAAATATCTCGAAGCCGATATTACCAGAGACTTCTATGATCTCGACTCGATTAAAATCGTATATGAGGCATATTCGGTACCGTTCTTTGAGAATATACCAATCTTCTATCACCAGAAAATTATTAAGGCGATGAACCGCCTGCTTATGTATAAAGGCGGAAACCAGGTATTCTTTGACCTCTGTGCATTGTTCGATTTTGAATCCTTAGATGTATTCAAATACTACCTATGTAAGACAAATGCACAATATGATGAAAATGGTCGACCTATAATCGTCCCTACTCCAAGTGGCAATATCGATTACGAGCAAACATATAAGGTCTTCTTTGCTAAGGGACTTTTGGACGGTGATCCATTTCTCGATATCACTAATGAAAACAATCATCTTGACTATTGGCCAGTTACGGCAGCGGATCCATATTGGATTAACGATGAAGACCTCATACAAAAAATTTACCGTACGGATTACAACTATACTGAGACCAAATATATCGGTCTTCAGATGGTATTCAGTATGACAAAGTTTATGTTCGAGAGCTGTTACTTCATGCAGATGCTTGCACATAACAGACGAACGGTTTCCTATATACGCGTATCGCATGGCAAACTTGGGGCTGAAATTGACCTGTTTACACTGGTCGTTTATATTCATGCCATTATATATAGACGGCTTGGATACGTCGGTAATATCCCCAGAACACTTGAGCAGCGTGGTCGAGTGATGGGATTTAACTTTAAAGACGACCTTAGGCATGTAATTGAGGACCTTCGATACCATGAAAGTGAATTTCATAAATATCATTCATCATCCAGTACAGATATTAAGGTACATGGTCCAAATGTGCAGGTTAACAACGATAATATCGTTGAGGGCACAGCACGTATCAGTGACGACGGGTTTATTACGTTCACTCCTAATAAACCGGTAGATGGTGTGCATCCTAGCAGTGGTAAGGTCTATGTTGATACGGAAAAGCACAAATCGTATATATGGGACATAACCCTCGACAATCCAAGATATGTGGAATATATCGTGGATAATAAACATCATGAAGATTTAGATGGAGATGACCATAAATATAATGTCGGATCAAATATTTATGATGACCTGATGATGATTAGAGACACTTGTGATGTATCCAACTTACTTGACATCCTTGAGAATATGTATATTACAAACGACAGTTCATGTGTTAAAGTATATAATAACATCAAAGAATTGTATCAGCTTCTTGAGGATAGAATTCTGAGATGTAAAGACCCCGATACATATTTCGCATATAAGCATCTTTACAAACTGCTCCTTACAACCGAAGAAACTGCGGACATATTCCTTAAATCGGACGGTACCGTAGCGGATAACATAATCGAACTTCTCGAAGACTTGAACCCATCATTATCTGTCAGAATATCCATGATGACGGATACACAATTGGTACAAGAATTACAATACTCACTTGCTGCACTTGAAAAGATAGGTGCCGAACTTAAGTATATCCAGAGTTATGGTGGTATGCATGGTAAGATTATCAGTGAATATCTCTATCAGCTCATCAGGGTATTTAAATCCGCTAAGGTTGACCTTGTGGATTTTAGAGCCATCTATGTTATAGATGGCCGTATGACTAACTTGATTAAGTTCATGGTGAAGTTAAAGCTTCAATCAATGGAGCGAGATTTACCTAACGGCTCCACCATCGACCTTATCGACGACGTCCGTCTAAGAATGATTGGCGGATGTAATCGTGAGAATAAGTATGACTTATTCATCGCTAGAAATTCAGTTACTGGTAATTCTGAGTATAGGTCTCATACATGTACGGGACTTATGTCTAGACCACAGTGTGCTAATTGCACCGAGAAAAATAAGAAATGTGGGTGCGTAGTTCGAGAACCATTTATGTTCGAGAATAAATTTGACATGCTCTTCAGATTAAGTCGATATGTCGAAGATGATTTCGCTGAAGACTTCAAAGATATTATCATCAACAGAACGTTCGTCAGACGTCACGCAATCGCTAATGACAAACTACCACTTATTGATGATATCAATCTCGCTATTAGGGATTCTATCATTAAAGATACAAACATGTTTGTAGATAAGTTAATCAAACTTGAATGAAAGGAATGATTATAATGGCACAGATTTTAAAGGATAATCTTGGACTCTGTGAGATGATTAATCGTGACCAGGAGATTATTGCTAGAAAGCATGGTCTTCCGGTTATGAGAGGCGTTCTCTATAAGGTAAACATGGACTCCAATGGTGACCCAATTTTCGATAAGCTCGAAAAGGTCAATGAAAATACTGTAGTACTCGGAGGTGCCGTTCTTGCACTCGAGAAACTCTTCGGCAGGGGTGCCAAGTACCTCCCAGGTACTCTTAATGAAGAGTATAAAGTTAACGACGCGTTTGATGTCAATCCGCAGCAGACATATATCAGATGCTTTGGCGTAGGTACGGGTGGTGCTCGTGATACAATCGGTAGCGTTCTCGACCCGGACTTCAAGCAGAAGTTCCTGAATGATATGATCCCGTTCAGAATCTCTGATACAGAAGATCTTGCTGATACAATCGACCCCGAAGTTGCAAAGAAGTATTTCTTCAGACGTCAGATTTATGAGAATCCTAAGCCACTGTGGGGCTGGTATCTCAAGGAATTTGAAAATCCTGATTCTATACCTCAGCCTTCATCATACTGGAAAGATGTTCCGGATCCTAACTCTCTCGGTACGGAAGTAAGTAGTAATCCAGAACCATATACACTTATCGGCGAGAATGATAACCTCATCGAATGTTTCGGTGAATGTATCATCAAGCTCGAAGAAGATGACCTCAGACCTTGGTTCCAGTATAACGGTAGCCTTCCTACTGCACGATATAATACATTTGGTCTCTTCACTGGAGCGAAGACACCTATCGTATCAGGATATGTTGACTATGTTGGAGTAAGACTTTTCTCAGTGGTTAACTTCAACAACGTTGCCCTCGATATGCCTACATCTGCAACATATCTCTATCGTGTATATGCTGCTATCTAAATTACTTAAAAGAAAGAAGAAATTTATTGCTGTGCATGTAAATGGCTTTGTCAATTCAGATGGAACTGAGAATGTACATGGGAGGTTTCAATACGACTTTGAAGAATCACTCGTAGGATTTACGTCGAAATTGAAAATCATAGACACCATCAGTGGACATTATTATGTTAACACTATAGGACCTGAGTATAGATCAGAGAACTGCAGCTCAGTTAATATGCTCGAAATCTTTCAGCGGTTAAATTTATATATCCGCACTAACAACTTCAATAATGAGAGGATTATGTAATGTCGCCCTCAAGCATTATATGCGTTTATCGCACAGGGATTGACTTTTCTATTTTGGACAATGCCGGTATGAGACACCTCATCAACGCATATGGGCGATCCTCCTCCTCTCTAAACTGTCGTCATGGCAGGACCTACCTAAATACAACGATGATACCCGGATGCCTCCGTATGGGCATCCGGGTATTTCGTATCGTTTAAATGTCAAACTATATATCCTTACATGGTAAAAAAGACCGATGAGGTCGACAAAATGTCTAATATTGTAAAGGAGGTAGATTTCTATGAGACATCGTAGAATCCCCACTAAGGAGAATTATTATCTCGATATTGCAGAAGCAGTTGCAGGAAGGGGTACATGTATTAGAAGATGCTTCGGTGCGATTATAGTTAAGGATGACAGAATCATATCCACTGGATATGTTGGAGCACCTAGAGGTGAAGAGCATTGTTGTGATACCGGAAAGTGTATTCGACATGAATTGAATATACCATCTGGTGAACGATATGAATTATGTAAGAGTGTCCATGCCGAGATGAATGCTATCATAAATGGTACTGCATCAGATATGATTGGTTCGACTATGTATTTAGTTGGAAAACACGTCACTGATGACGGCACACTCGGAGAGTATGTGGATGGTACATCACCATGTAAACTGTGTAGACGTATGATAATCAATGCACGTATTGCTTATGTGGTAATAAGGAATGCTGATGGTATTACTTGGAGAAAGTATCCCGTATCCGAATTACCTGAATATAAATAACTTTAACTTTAAGATCTTAGGAGGGTCCAAATTATGGCAAAGAAATCAATGGATAATATTGAGGTTAAGATGGGAGACCCAACGTGGGTAATTCCAGCTATCAATAATCTCACTACATATTCGACCGACGAACTTGTTGACCCAGAGGGCAAGTTCTCCAAGTATGCTATTCAGACATACGGTAAACTTGGTTACTTCACTGGTACAGAATCCGATGATGATTACGAACTTAAAGGCGTAATTGATTGTAAAGACCCGATTCTCAGTGAAGAAATTCAGGCTCTTCGTCGTAAGATTTATGATATGAATCCAAAGGGTAGGAGATATGGTACTGATATTATATCAGCACATGTATATACCCGTGACTTTGATAATGACTGTAGAGAGGATATGCTTACTGGTAAAGGTTTTAGGATATCCAATCACGAGTCGTTCGATAAGAAGAATCAAAAGATACCAGACGGTCTTCAGAGCCCAGAATTCGGTAGTGACTTCGGCGACGACCTTGAATTTGCAGAAAGATATAGATGTGTATGTGGACTCAAGATGGGTCAGATGTATGAACATGAAATCTGCCCAGAGTGTAATACAGAAGTTCAGTACTGTGAGGTAGACCTTGAGAAGACTGGATGGATTTTCATCGAGGGTGGATTTAAAGTAATCACACCTATATATTACGCGAAGCTCGAAGCACTCCTCGGTAAGTATGATAGCCAGGACTCAGTTATCGGAGCAATCATCCGCTGTAACTATAAAGATGCAAAGACAAATGAGGAACTTGATGAAGCTGGTCTTACAGATAGAGACCGAGAGATGATTGTTAAGCATCCATTTATCCGTAAAGGTATGGCATGGTTTGAACAGCACATTCTCGAAGTTCTCGATTTCTATAGGAGAGCTAAGCCCGGTAAGGCTAAATGGTTCGAAGAAATCATTGATAATATAGACAAAGTATTCTGCTCGAGAATACCAGTATATACATCAGTTCTCCGTATGGAAGCTCCTGGTGCAAAGGATGAGAAGGTATTTAGAACCAAAACTAATACCTGCTATCGTTCAATCATCAGGTCCGCAAACATGATTAATGATTTGGTATCTCGTCACTATGTAAAGAATGCTGACGATAATGCACACTTTACAACCACTTATGATATCAGTGAAATGACATCAATTGACAGATTCAGCGCTCAGATTCAGAAGGACCTCAAGGACCTCTTCGAAGAAGAGTTCACAATTCTGTCAGGAAAAGAAGGATATATTCTTGGTAAGGTAGTATCTGGTAGATACAACTTCTCCGCAAGAAACATCATCATCTCTGGTGGTGCCGACCTTCACTCAGACGAAATCATGGTTTGCTATTCCACATTCATTGAGCTCTTTAGATATGAGCTCACAGCATACTATGCTAAATATAATAACTGTACAATATCAGAGGCCAATGATGCAATCCTGAAAGCACAGTCACGATTCGATAAGCAGGTATATTACACCATGCTCTATATGGTTAATACGAATGATATCCATGTAATAGTTAACAGAAATCCGTTAGCATATAGCGGCTCCCAGTCGTGAGGCTGGTGAGAAAACTCTACTTTATACGGGGAAATGCTAGCCACCTCTTTTGAGGTTCCGTGCTACATTTACAAGCGTTAGCATAATCCGTAGCCAGGTCTCAGTTTACTGAGACAAGGTTCAACGACTATCGAAAGGGTAATCCGATACTTACATCGGGTGAGTAACCGAGTAGAGTAGGGCCAAGTGGTAGGTTTCTAGATGATATTAGTCTAGAGTGATTCCTTTAAACCGAAATGATGAGCATCTCATAAGAGTTTATGAGTTGGTGATATAGTCTACGCAACATGGTAACATGTTGAACCCAGTACTGGGTTGATGGTAATTAACGACTACCATTTACTTGCACGGCAATTAACTATGGATCATTCCTTGCACTTCGTATCGTTCATGTTATATCTGATATTGGAGATAGAACTCTCACCGTTAATAAGCGTATCCTCATCGTTATGGGTGCAGACTTCGACGGTGACCAGGAGAATATATTCAGAGTATTTGGCGACTCACTTAACGCAACTATTGC